TATTTCGCATTAATTCTTAGCGATAAAGAGAAATCAGGACAAAGAAGGATAAGAATTCTACCAACCCAAGACGGGTCGTCTCCATTTAAGGAAGTTTGGTATCACGAAATCCAAGTTGGCGGACAATGGCAAAAGTTTTATGATCCAGGAAAAAATAACAATGAGCGATCACCTTTAAATGAGGTTTATGAAGAGCTAATGTCAACAGGCAAAGAATCGGACAAAGAACTTGCAAAACAATACAAATCAAGAAAGTTTTATATTGTTAAGGTTGTTGATAGAGATAATGAACAAGACGGACCAAAGTTTTGGAGGTTCAAGCACAATTATAAGAATGAGGGTATCTTAGATAAAATCATTCCAATTTGGAGAAATAAGGGTGATATTACCGACCCAGAAAAGGGAAGAGACCTTTTAATTGATTTATCCAAATCAAAAACACCAAAGGGAAAAGAATATACAACAATCTCCGCAATTATGTATGATGACCCAACTCCGGTACATGAGGATAAAAATGTTATGAAAGAATGGATAACCGATCCTTTAACTTGGGCTGACGTATATTCCAAAAAACCTGTTGAATACCTTGAGGCGATTGCCAAAGGAGATACCCCAAAATGGGATAACGAAAAGAATGGGTATGTTTATTCTAATGATGAAACATCCGAAGATAGTTTTGGTGGTAAATCAGGTCCGATAGATGTGAAAAAAGCATCAAAGCATCATGAAATTGATGAAGATGGTGGTGATGTTGAGCTACCATTCTAATTAAATCCAATACAATGGGTGAGGAAAATTCCTCACCCTTTTTAATCTAAATTTATAACACATGGCAACAAGCAAGAAAAAAGATGATAATAATGAGGTATCATCTGAAGAAGTGGTTAAACCAAAAACTGGCGGTATAAAGAAAAAAGAAATACCATTATCTGCCATAAAAGATAAGTTCTCAACAAAAACAAAATATAAAGAAATTGAGTTTTATAATTGTGGGGAGGCCTTCTATGACGCTTGTGGAATACCTGGTCCTGTATTAGGTGGGATTAATATGTACTTAGGTCATAGTAATACTTCAAAAACGACTGCTATGATATTGTCGGCTGCTGATGCTCAAAAGAAAGGACATCTACCTGTATTCATTATAACCGAAAAAAAGTGGTCTTGGGAGCATTGTGTGGAATTGGGGTTAAGGGCAGAAAAACAACCAGATGGAACTTGGGATGGGGATTTTTTGTTTAATGATTCTTTTGATTATATAGAACAAGCAACTGATTATATTAATGAATTGTTGGATGCTCAAGAATCCGGTAATTTACCATATAGTTTGGCTTTCTTTTGGGATTCAATAGGTAGTATTCCTTGTAAGTTAACATTCAACGGTGGTGGAGGTAAACAACACGCGGCTGGTGTTTTATCAGATAAAATTGGTATGGGAATACATTCTAGAATATCTAAATCTAAAAAAGAAGATTATCCATATATTAATACCTTAACAATTATTTCACAACCATGGGTCGAACTTCCGAGTAGTCCCTTCGGTCAACCAACCATAAAGGCTAAGGGAGGAAATGCGGTGTGGTTAAGTAGCAGCTTGGTTTTTTTATTTGGTAATCAAGCAAGTGCTGGGATCAATCATATTACGGCAACAAAAAATGGTAGAACTGTGTCTTATGCAATAAGAACCAAAGTGTCTATCTTAAAAAACCACGTAAATGGGATTGGTTATAAAGATGGGAAAATCATTGCAGTACCGCAAGGATATATTGCTGACACAAAAGAAGCTTTGGATGCTTATAAAAAACAATATTCACAATATTGGAATGCGATATTAGGTAGTGATGGTGAAATAAAACTTGACGAAAGTGATGAGTCAGAAATAACAGAATAAGATATTAAAATAAAAAAAATGAAAAGTATTGAAAGGTTAAAATGGCGATATGCCACCAAAAAATTTGACTCAACAAAAAAGTTGAGCGATGATCAGTTAGAAATGGTAAAAGAAATTATTCAGTTGTCTCCATCATCATTTGGATTGCAGACATATAAAATCTTGATAATTGAAAATCCTGAAGTTAGAGAAAAATTAAAAGAGGTTTCTTGGAATCAGTCTCAGATAACAGATGCTAGCCATTTATTGGTATTTGTTAGAAACAAATCTGTTACCGAAAAAGACGTTGATGAGTTTATTGATAATATTGCTTCAATTAGAGAAGTTGAAAAAAGTTCTTTAAAGCAGTACGAGGGGATGATGAAATATGCGATTGAAACACAATCTGACGAACAGAAGGGTATTTGGGTGGATAAACAAATTTATTTATCATTGGGAAATTTATTAACTTCGTTATCTATTGAAGGAATTGATTCTTGTCCTGTTGAGGGTTTTGATAAGGTGAAATATGATGAGATCCTTGGTTTGACAGATACGACATCTGTTGTGGTTTGTCCGATTGGATTTAGAGACGAATATGATTCTTATCAGTACAACAAAAAAGTTAGGAAACCGATTGACCAATTATTTGAAACAATTTAAATTAGAATATATGACTTACAAACAGTTTGAGGACTTATTGTTGACTTATAAGCAATTGGCTGGTGATATCAGTGATCTTTATGATATCGGAGTTGATTTGATGGAAGGAAAATATGAAATTTCCAAAAATGTGGAAAAAATGTTCGAGATCTCTATTGAATCTGTTTATGGGGATGATGGATTAAGTTGGGTAACTTGGTTCATTTGGGAAAACGAATGGGGTGAAAAAGATTGGGGTATTGATCAGACTAATGGTAACGGAGCATTTGATTCTGATGGAAATCCAATGGCTAATTCTATTCAAAGTCTTTATGAATTGCTTGAAAATCAAAGCCTTTATGAATTGATTGAAAAAGACCATAAGATTGGATCTTTAACATCAACAACAGAAACACAAATCACCCAAAACTAACAACTTAAACCCTCCCCATAAAGGAGGGTTTTTTTGACTTTTTGATTTATTATATTATATTTCTGTGGTAAACAATATTTTTTACTTGTTAATTCATTTAATTGAAAAAGACTCTGTTAATAGATTCCAATAATTTATTCAAGATTGGTTTCTTTGGTGTAAAGGAGATATATAATGGTGGGGCTAGAGTCGGAGGTATTTATCATTTTATTAATACCATTCGTAAGTTTCTTGAGGAAAATAATTACGATAAGGTAATTGCGGTATGGGATGGTGATGAAAATTCATTTACCAGAAAATCTATTTATCCCAAGTACAAGGAAAACCGAAACCATTTTGTCAACTCAAATGATATTGAATCCACATCGTATCAAGTTGGTAGGATTAAGCAATATTTGGAGGAGGTTTTTGTTAGACAAATTGAAGTTTCTCATAATGAGTGTGATGATTTAATTTCGTATTATTGTAGTGTTGCTTCGGACGAGGACATTACTATTTTTTCATCTGATAAGGATTTTACTCAACTAATCTCGGATAGGGTTAGGATTTATTCACCTGTATCTAAAAGATATTACAACAATGGGGACATGATTACGATTAATAAGGTTGAAATACCGCATTATAATGTTTTGCTTTGTAAGGTATTCACTGGAGATAAATCGGACAATATTGAGGGTATTGAGGGTCTTGGGGAGAAAACATTTATGAAGTTATTTCCTATTTTGCGGGAAAAACCATGCACTATCGAAGAATTGATTAATATTGCACGAGAAAACCGGCAAAAGAATAAAATAAAGAGTTTATCAAATATTTTGGAGGGTAAAACAAAAAGCGGCATATTGGGTGAGGATTTTTATAATGTGAACAAAAAAATTGTTGACTTATCTGAGCCATTAATTACTGAGGACGGAAAGGCATTGGTTGAGCAAATTGTAAATGATTCAATCGACCCAACAGATAGGGGATATAAAAATTTAATGAGAATGATGATTGAAGATGGATTATTTATGTATCTTCCAAAAGACGATAACGCTTGGGTTAACTTCCTAAGACCATTTATGAAATTAATAAGAAAAGAAAAAAGAAACGCAAACAAAATTTAATTATTATGAGAGAAATTGACAGCACAAAGATGGAATTCCTTTTGACTCTTAACGACAACATAGTTGTTCAAAGGTTTTTTAATGTTAGAGGTTATAACCCAAAGGCCAAAAATTCTTTGGAGTTTTATGAATATTTCAAAACTTTGAGTGAGGACTTGCAGTATTTTTTAAAGATGAAAACTGTTATCTATATGGTGGATAATAGAGATATTATTGAGAATGATCCTGGTGTTATGAATACATCGTTCACAGAAGGTCCTGAGGTATTTAACCTTATAATTAAAGTTAATGATCAAACAATTTCTCATAGAATTTTTGACGGGAAATTATATCCACCCAAAGTTCGTTATACCGTTGATGTTAGATTATTTTTGAAGGAAATGTTAAGGGATTTAACCGAAATATTTTCAAGCAAGGATTTAACATACAAGTATTTGGGACTTGATTTGGTTAAGTAATTTTTGGGTTTGTGTGGTTGGATTTTTTTGGGGGTATTAAATAAACGAAAATGAATAAAAATTTTGACTATTTAGGTAGTACATTTCAGATACAGTTATTGAACCAAATTATTGAAAATAAGGAATTTGCGTCATCTATTATTGATGTAATAAATAGTTCATATTTTGAGAATAAGTACTTTAAGATCATTTTGCAAATGGTTAAAGAGTATTATGGTAAATATGAATCTTGTCCAAGTTTTGATACACTTGAACAAATTGTTAAATCTGAGATATCACAAGAATTGGTCGCTAAAATTGTTTTGGATACTTTAAAACAAGTTAAATCTGCTCCGTTTGATGGGGTTGATTTTGTCCAAGAAAAGGCGTTAAAGTTCTGTAAACAACAAGAACTACAAAAGGCAATGGATAAAGCTCAGAAAATAATCACAGAAGGTGATTTTGAATCTTATGATAAAGTTGAAGGACTTGTAAGAGATGCACTTCAAGTTGGTACTGTTGAAAAAAATTTAACGGATATCTTCACAGGATTAAATACCGTATTAGAAGAGGATTATAGACACCCTATACCTATGGGGATATCAGGTATTGATAGATTACTTAAAGGAGGACTAGCTAAGGGTGAAATTGGGGTTATACTTGCTCCTACAGGGGTCGGCAAGACTACCATATTAACCAAAATTGCAAATACCGCTTTTAATATGGGATATAATGTTCTTCAAATATTTTTTGAGGATAACCCTAAGATTATTCAAAGAAAACA